AAATCTCAAAGCAGCTTGGCATGAAAAAAGAGGAAATCTTCCGACTGTCTGATTTCAGCCGGGATGATTTTCTTGATATGCTGGCCGGAAAAGAGTACAGCAAGGCAACATTGATGACGAAGATGTGAGGTGCTGGACGTGGAATATTTTAAGCTTGAACAGACAAGAGGAAGGCCACGCAAAATCCTTTCTGATTATGGCGCAGAAACCGTAACAAAACTTTCAAGCATTATGTGTACTGACGAAGAAATTGCATCTTTTCTTGAGGTCACGGTGGACACGTTAAACAGCAAGTGGAACAGAGAACGATTCCAAGCGGCAAAGGAAAGCGGGCAAAATAAAGGCCGTGCAAGCCTGCGCCGGGCGCAATTCAAAGCAGCTGAAAAAGGAAATTCTTCCATGCTGATTTGGCTCGGCAAGCAATATCTCGGTCAGAAGGACGAACAGATTACGACCTTACAGGATGCAAACATTACGTTTGACGTTGTGGGGGCAAGCAAAGAATGACAAGCAACGTCTGAAAGGGGGTGGTCTGAATGGCCGTTAGGAAAACTCTTAAAGTGAATGATGTGTATATCCCATTCATCAACGCACCACAGCGCACTCAGATTTTCTACGGCGGTTAGGCAGTTCGTCCGGAAAATCCTTCTTTCTTTGCCAGAGAATCATTATGGACGTGATAAAGGGGCGAAACTACCTTGTCACCCGTCAGGTTGGTTCTACTCTGCGCAACAGTACATTCAACCAGCTGCAAAAGACCATTATCGACATGGGACTAAAACACCTGTTCAAAGTTTCGGGTGCAGGCTTGATAATCACTTACATTCCGAACGGGCGGCAAATCCTGTTCAGCGGTCTGGATGACGTGGAAAAGCTGAAATCCATTACGCCAGCCGTAGGCGTTCTTACAGACGTTTTCATTGAGGAAGCAACAGAGGTTGCGTATGAATCCTACAAGCAGCTCACAAAGCGCCTGCGTGGCCTTACAGGCGACGAGGAAATGGATAAGACTGCAAAGCGGATTGTGTTTGCATTCAACCCGATTCTAAAGACGCATTGGATTTACCGGGAGTTCTTTGGCGGATGGGATGACACGAAGAATCTGTACGAAACGGATGATTTGCTGATTCTCAAGACTACATACCGGGACAACCATTTCTTGACGAAAGATGACGTGGCGGCACTTGAAAGCGAGAAAGACCCGTATTACAGGGCCGTATACCTGAACGGTGAATGGGGCGTACTTGGCAAAGTCATTTTCAAGAACTGGCACACGGAGGACTTGTCAGCACTCATTCCGACGTTCGATCAAATCTACAATGGAGTGGACTTTGGCTTTGCCGTTGACCCGACAGCCATTATCCGCTGCCATGTAGACTTGAAGCGGAAAAAGATTTACGTCTTTGACGAGTTCTACAAAGTCGGTATGACGAATGAGGAAATTGCCGAAGAACTGAGAAAGCGCATTGGAACGCAGTACATAACCTGCGACAGCGCAGAACCACGAACAATTGACGAACTTTGCCGCTTTGGTATTCGGGCCTTGCCCGCTCAAAAAGGAAAAGACAGTATCATGTTCGGCATTGACTGGCTGTTGAGATTTGAAATCATCGTGGACGTTAGATGCCAGAACTTCAAGAATGAAATTCAGGTTTATCACTGGGAAGAAGATAAGTATGGCAACGCATTGCGCAGACCCGTGGACAAGGACAATCACGGCATAGACGCTCTAAGATATGCTTGCAATGCGTTGATGCTTCAATCCACTGCGACCGCTGTTAGCCGTATTTGACGAAAGGAAAACTTAATGACCGTGCTAGAACTGTTTGCCGGGACGCGATCAATCGGGAAAGCGTTCGAGAAACGAGGGCATAAAGTCTTTTCCGTTGAATGGAACAAGGACTTTAAGAACATCAGCCTTTACGCAGACATATCCAAACTTACAGCGGATGAAGTGCTGCAACTGTTCGGACACCCGGACGTTATCTGGGCAAGCCCGGATTGCACAACGTTCAGCGTTGCCGCTATAAGCCATCATCGACGGCAGAACCCGGAAACGGGCAATCTTGACCCGATAAGCGATTATGCGAAATTCTGCGACGAAACTGACAAACACGTTCTGGAACTCATAAGAGAACTGCACCCTTTGTTTTGGTTCATCGAAAATCCCCGTGGAGGGATGCGGAAAATGGACTGGATGAAGGGTCTGCCACGGTACACAGTAACCTATTGTCAGTACGGCGACAGCCGTATGAAGCCTACGGATATATGGACGAACCACCCTGACCCCTGCTTTAAGCCGCCCTGCAAGAATGGAGCGCCGTGTCATGTTCCCGCTCCACGAGGTTCACGCACCGGGACGCAAGGGCTTGTAAACAGCAAGGAGCGGTCTGTTATCCCGGAAGAATTGTGCGAGCATATTGTGAGCATCTGCGAAAGCGGCATGATGAACAAATTGCACGACCCTGCGTTAGATTGTTTGTGAATTGTGTCAATTGCCATCATACAAAATGTGTGATATAATAAGGCTACAATAAAACAAACGACAAAACGAACGGGGGACTTGAACATGATGAAAGTAACGAACACGACTTTAGGGATGTTGATGGATAACAGGAAAAAGGGCGTTATGCTCTCCCGAATTCTCAAATCCGGCAAACCCGGCAAACCTCGCCTTTACGAAACCGTCGGTCACGAAACCGCCGCTGACGTTATCGACCGGCTGGAAAAACTCAATCCCGGTTACAAATGGGTTGAAGCTTAATCAAAAAGGAGTGCTTGAACAATGCTTGAAAATGGATTCATCAAAAACCTGTACGCTTACCTGAAAAACACCAAAGAGGACGAAATCGTTGTCCGCACGTCTCATGTTATGGGCGGCTGGCACGATAACGAGTTTGACGCGAATGCCGCTGGATTCAATATCCATCGGTTCAACAATAAGGAGATGGAAGCACGGCATGAATTTTCCGAATGCTACCATCTGATTCGCAAATGAAAAGGGAGTGCTTGAACATGATTGAAAATCCTATGTACATCTACCTTGAACAGCTGCGGTTGAGCGGCATGACGAATATGTTCGGGGCTGCGCCGTATCTGGCACGGAAATACGGTCTTGACTATGAGGTTGCGAAAAAGGTTTTGGCCGATTGGATGCACAGCTACAACCGCAAAGACTACGAACACGTTACGATGGACGGATTTGAGGTGTGATTATGGATAAGAATGTACTGGTAAGTCTTACGCTGGATGAAGCAAAACGAATGATTGAAGTTCTGGAAACTTATCTTGCATCGCTCGATGTGTCATCTGACCATTTCAGAGCAACGGTCAAAACTCTTTACAAATTCTATGAAGCTTTGGAATATGTGGAGAATAGCTGAATAACACGCTCTAAGCCCTTACGGGATGCCCGCAGGGGCTTTTTGTTGTATAGGGGGTGATGATATTTGTGCGCATGAATGGATAGCCCTGAACGACGTTGTAGCCTGTAAGAAATGCGGGCTTACAAGAATCAAAGACGGGAAGATTCTGTTTGATCGGAAACTTCCGAACTGCAAGCCTAAAACAAGGAGGAAGCACCATGAAGAAAAAAATCGTAAGAAGCAAGATTGACCTTTACCCGGACTACACAGCCGAAATTGCTGAGATTGAGAAGAACGGAATTTCTGAATCACTGTTACAGCGTATTATCTGGAAGCATCGGAACAATGCAATCTACAACAGGGGCTTGTATGAGCGCTACGAAGCCATAACCGAAGCGGTTCCTATTTTTGACCGCAAACCTCGATTTGAGGAAGAAGCAAATGCCATCAACAACAAGCTGAATAATGATTTCTTCGGCGAAATCGTTGACTTCAAGACAGGCTATTTTGCTGGAAAACCGATTGCGTATTCTTACAGCGACACAGAAGAATCGAAAGAAGATACGGGCGGCGAGGAAGCACGAGACGATGCAAGCAAGGCACTGACAGACTTTGTGACGCGCAATAATATGTTCGACGTGGATATGGAAGTCACGAAGCTGGCAAGCATCTGCGGCTATGCTGGGCGACTCCTGTACCATGATGAGGACGGCAACGAGCGGGTTATGCCTGTCAAGCCGTATGAGTGCATTGTGCTGTCCAACACGGACATTACGGAGCCGGAGTATGCGGTTAGATACTACAAGACAACGGACATTCACGACAACGAGGTTTGGCACGCTGAGTTCTATGATTCTGAGAAAATTCGGTATTATGAGGGCAATCTTAGCGCATTGAAAGCAACTGGCGAGGAAACAGAAAACCTGTACGGCTATTGCCCGCTGCAAGGCATTCCAAACAACGGCGAAATGCTGGGCGATGCAGAAAAAGTCCTGTCGTTGATCGACGGATACGACCGGGCCTTGTCAGACAACAGCAATGATATCGAAAGCTTTGCAAATGCTTACATGGTCTTTGAGAACGTCAACATGGATGAAAAAGAGAGGACGAAGGGTCAGCGTTCCGGCGCTTTCCAGTATTGGACTGGCGGGCAGAATATGGGAAAAATCTATTTCCTTACCAAAGACTTCAACGACGCATTCACGGAGAACCATCTGAACCGTTTGGAAGAGAATATTTACCGTTTCAGCAAGACCCTGAACCTGACCGATGAATCCTTTGGTTCGCTGACTTCCGGCGTATCCCTGAAATTCAAGCTGACCGGGCTTGAAACTAAATGCGGTATGTTCCAAGCCAAGATGCAGTCTGCGGGCGTGTATATGTTCAAACTGCTTGCTGAAAGCTGGGGAAAGAAGCGAATCCAGATTGACCCGTTGCAGTGCTGCATGGACTTCCAGCGCAATTTCCCGCTTGACTTGCAGAGTGAAGCACAGGCGGTACAGGCTCTTATCAATGCTGGTCTGCCGAAGCGCATTGCTTATGCGCAGCTGTCGTTCGTGGATGATGTGCAGTATGTGTTGGATGAGATTGAGGCCGAGAAAGAGGATATTCCGAGCCTGATGCAGCCTGTAAAGGAGGATAGCGAGCTGAATAACCCGGATGCGAACAAGGGCAAAGATTCTTCCGGCGACAATCTGGAAGAGTGGACAAAATGACAATATTGCACATGATACACTATGTATGTTTGTGTATTACGTCAATATACATATAATACAAAACGTGTTATACTAAGGTCACAATCAAACGAACGAACACAAACAAAACGGAGGGCTTGAACAATGATGAACGTTACTATTTCGGACAATGGCGCTTGCTTCATGGTGTGCGTGAACGGGCTGGCGGTGCAGGGGTTCAATTCGCTGGGCGGTGCTTGGCGGCATATCGCATGGATGTACCGGGTTGCTTCCCAGCGCTTCACCGTGGGAAAGGACAAAATCCCGGTTCTGGATTGGCTGAAAGGCATGAACGCTTACGGCTATCTGGATTGCCCGTGGGTTGAAGAAATCGCCTAACAAACAAAGCTGTGCTAACGGGCTATACGGGCGTTTGAAAAGGAGTGCTTGAACATGAAAAAGAAAAAGAAGGTATGCCCGGATTGCAGTTTGTGCGCAAACTGTGTCTACGTCGGGGAGGGCGGCTATCTCTGCGATATGAAGCAGACGATTGTGATTGAGGACTTTGAACCTACGCCGGATTACATGGTCTGTGAGGGAAAGGAGTTTGTTGCGGAATGACCGAAATGCAGAAGCTGGACAGGATGCTTGCATCCCTCAACATTCCCCACACTTACGGGCGGCGTTTCCCGGACTTGGACAAAAAGGAACCTATCCATGACTGGGGAACGCAGATCATTGTCACAACCGAAAAGGGAAAGCGTCTATGGGATGCAGTCTGCGGTTATGGTTCGTATGGGTTTGAGGACGGCTTACTGGAAATCATGGGCGACATTGTGCCGGGCAAGGATGACGTTCTGGGGTGGCTGACTGCCGATGACGTGCTGGCACTTGTGCTTGCGGAAAAGGGGGCTTGATTATGGCTGAGTATCATGTTGGTTGTGGGGCGTTTGGCATTTATGCCGGAACGCTCAACAAAGACAAAACCATGTGGAAGAACAAGACACCATGCACCGATGAAGCAATCGGGGCTGTGTGCGATTACATGGTGCAGGATTGTCTTGGAGGGTATGACTGCCCGAAAGGCAATAGTGGAGGATATGGGTGGAAACTCAAAGACGGGCGCACGGTTGAATTGCGCATTGCAATCAAGGAAAAAGAGGTGAAACGGAATGATTCTTGACTTTATCAAGGACTTAGTTTTTACCGTTGCAGGGTGCGCCGCTCTTTTGTGGGCTACGGCCTTTGTGGTTGAATCCGCATTAGCGGGGTTCAAGTCGATTGTGAACGGCCTTTGCGAGATAACGGCAGTCGGAAAGTTTTTCTTTGAGTTCGTTCAGCATTACGATGACTTCAAGCTTTACCGGAAGGACGTTGAAGCATGGGATGCAGAGCATGAACGGAGGGCTAAGAATGGGTGACGTAAGGTTGATTGATGCGAACGTACTCTATGAGCGTTTGGAGGATTGGAGAAAAAGAGCTTTTGATAAAGGCACAGAAGAAAGAGCTTCCGGTCTTGGTTCTGGGCTTATGTCAAACACTATATGCGCTGTATTGAGCGATACGTTGGAAGAAATCCGGTATACGCCCATTATTGACCCAGAAACCTTGCGCCCTGTTGCGCACTGGGAAAGAATCGGGCTTTCTAAAATGGCCGGTTGTTCAAACTGTCATTTTAGAGATTCGGCACTTCCGTTAGCATTTGCAAAGACGTATTACAATTTCTGCCCCAGTTGCGGCGCACGGATGGAGGACAAAGAAGATGAAGTGTGAAGCAAATGTTGAATTGCGGAACGATGGGACGCTTTATGTTGTCTTGCCAAGAGATGCAAGAATCGACATGAGAAAGATAGAGCGTGTGATCGTGGAACAGACTGGCCGCTTAATATGCGTTGTGACGTATGCGGATTGCGAGGATTGCAAATATGCAGAAAAAGAATGACACATACAAAGGTCACTGGCCTTGGCAGTCGGAATTTGACCACCAACTTGTATATGTGAATCATAACGCATGGTCTAAAGTGAAAAAGTTCAACAAGAAGATTGCAAAACGGCGTGAAAAACGTGCTGTGAAAGAAACCGTAAAAGAAGAAATGGAGAACGAAGAATGAGAAAAACAATTTTAGCCCTTGCCCTTGCCGCTTCCATGACGCTGTGCGGATGCGCCGAAGCGGAACGTGTGAACCGCAACATTACTCAGCAGGCACGAAACTTCAACGTTACCCGGCGGCTGTCGGTAGTGAATGCACGAACTGACACGCCTATGCTTGAGATTATCGGCAACATGGATATCTCCAACAATGCTGAGAATGAGCTTGTTGTGACGGTCGAGCTGCCGGATGGAACTTACAAGAAGCATTACGTCTATTTGAACGAGTATACCATGTACATTGTGGAGGACTTGAGCGGGTCTGACGTGGACAAGTATCATTACGAAATCAATATCCTTCCGCAGCAGTTACAGGCCTTTGTACTGGCTTACAATCCGTAACGGAAGGAGATTGAATATGAGCAAACGTTATGGAGAGGGATATCTTTTCTATGCCGACAGGAAGAAGAAGCCGATTGCTGAAAGTACGGAGGCAACGAACGATTTTCTTGTCATGGTACATGAGACGCACCCGGATGCAACGGTTATGCAGCTCAAAGAACTTATAACCAACAGAAACAAGTTCATCCTCAACCCGGAAGCGGTCAAGGTGCTTGACGCATACATAGAAGCAGGGGAAGGGGACAAAGTTCCCCGTTGGAGATAAGAGGTGCTGAACAATGCTTGAACTTCTCAACATCATTCTGAGATTGGCGCAGATTGCAATGGTAGCCGTTGTGATTGCGTGGGCGGTTGTGCGCATGGTTCCTAAGAAAGAATGCCCGTGCGACAGATGCAAGAACTTGGTGTTGAAGCGTCCAGAGAACGATAAATATTTCAGATATCAATGCAAGCTGACAAGAGATGGATTCGATACCCCTCCCGAATATTGTTCCAAATTTGAAGAAAGGGAAATCAACGTTGTCGTTCCAAAGAAAGAGGAACCTCCAAAGGAAGAGAAACCAACGAAGAGAAATGACAACAAAATGAGGACACTTGAACAGATTGACCGTGATATTGCTTTCGTGCGATATGACATTAAACAGCTCAGAAAGATGCACAGTCCTATTTCGGTTGCGGCTGATGATTTGCTTGAACTGTACGATGAACGGCGGCGTGTCGTGGAAGCTATGAAAGAAAAAGGAGAAACTGCGCTATGAGCGATAAAAGAATCACTGACCTTTTACCCGCAACCGAAATCCTTACACAGCTGGCGGAAGAATTTTCTGAGGGCGCACAGGCTTCATTAAAGCTGCGCCGTGCATTGGATGGCGTAAATCCGACACCTAAGACTGTACCAGAATGCTGGGAGAACTTTGTTGAAGAATACGCCGATGTGTTTCTGTGCATCCATGCTTTGCTTGAGTCTTTGGATATCAGTCTTGATGACTTTACAGATAAGGCGGCGGATATTGTTTGCCAGAAGCAAGACCGCTGGCTGAAACGTTTGCAGGAAAGGGAGAACAGCAATGAAAAAGCAGAATGATGGTAGGACTTGCGGACAATGCAGGCACTTTATGGGCTATGGCGATTGGAACCTTTGCTGTGACCTGAAACCGGATTTGTGCTATACGGAGACTTCGGCTTGCGAGAAGTTTTTAGAAAAGAAGAAAGAGGATGACAACATGATTGACCCACGAAATGATGACTTCGGAGCGGTCTGTAATTGCGCTGTAAGGTATTGCTTGGGGCGCAGAACCTATATGCCGAGCCTTGTGCAAAAATTCATAAGGCCTTACATTCCAGTGCTTTCCAACAGGACACTTTGGTGCTTCGAGCGTGATATTGAGGAACATGGAAAGCTGGGGCTTTCGTATGGTGAGGACTTCGATAAAGCGGACTGGATGAACTTCTTACAGGCCGTAAAAGACGAAATCGCAAAGCGTGAACAGGAGAAGAAACAATGAAAGCGAAAGTATTTGTTTTATACGGGTTCGGGGTTGCGCTTGGCGTGACAGGGGCCTTGTGTGGCATTTTTATGAGCGGGGTAACGGAGTTTGCCGAACAGATGATGATGGAGGTTGTAGAACTTCTTATGATTTCCACAGGGCTTGTGTTATGCGCATTCGGAGAAAAGCTGGCGAACAAACAGGATATGGAGGACAAGAAAAATGGTTGACGAAAAGGAACGGGAACGCATTCTGAAATTCATTAAAGCGGTATTCCAAAACAAGGACAAAGGAAGCTGCGAATGCCCGCTGTGTGGCGGCACAATTGAAATTGGCGTTTCTCCCTACAATGGGCACGTTCATGGGTACTGCGCAAAATGTGGTATGAGGATGATGGAATAAGATGCTCAGACTGGAAATCGAGATTGACACGTCAACCGGTGAAATAATCGGCACGAAAGAAGCCGTCATGCAGGCGCTTGAACAGTTCGGGGAAGTCCGGGTGAAGAAGTGCGACGCATTGCCGGACAAACCTGAACAAACGACTTTATACGGGAGGAAAAGAGCATGAAACAACGTAGCAATCAGTTGAAAATTGCCCGGTTCTACAAAAAGCAAGGCTTTGAAATGATGCAGCACTGTTATAGCTACATCTGGGGCGCAATCATCAACAATCTTTCGGCAGACCTTGAGCTTACGAAGGAACAGACGGCGAAGTTGGTTCGCATTTCTGACGAGATTGACAACGTTCTTCGTGGAAACGTCGAAATGGATATGACCCCGGACGAATACGCAGAATACCTTGTTGCGAAGTCTGCCGAATGCGAAGAACGGTTGCGGCACGTTTGGGGGTGACTGGTTTGAGCAATGCAATGTCACACGATCAACTGGAACGAGCGTTAGAGTTTGTAACAGACGCTTTCGACAAGGCAAAAGACCCCGAGATGAAATGCGTGTTGAGGGGCGCAATCGTGGCAATTCAGGAAAAACAGGCTCGGGATGACGCTGAACGTGCTGCGCTTTGCGATGGCAGCCCTTGCGCAGAATGCAAACGGGCAACGTGTCCGGCAAATGTAAATGTAGGTTGTGCAAAATGGCGATTCTGGTTCCGTGAGCATTGGGAACTGACGGTTGAGCGGATTATGCACGGCAAGAAACACACCTGATAGCACGAAATGAGCCGTATACTGGGTAAAATCTTGACAAAGACACAAAAGGAATGATATACTAAACACGCAGGCATGAGAGCCGCTTTCCTTCCTTGTCAGGATTGCCGCTCTGGCTCCGTTTCTACGGTGCGGAACCCATAAAATGTGCTGTATAGAACCCAAGCAGCAGGTGCGGGTTCGACATGATAAATAAGCACTAAGTCAACGTCCTCACTCCGGCCGTTGCCTTGGTGCTTATTTTTTTATAGAGGTGGGGCAATGGCGAAGGATTTGCAATATTACTATGCGCAATTGCGCCGTATCGAAGAACACCGGGAGAAATCCACTGAAAAGGAAATCCGCAAGCTTTACAAGTCGATGCTGACGGACTTGCAGCATTTCATCTCGGATGAATATGTGAAGCTGGCGGAAGATGGACAGCTGACATACGAGATTCTGCGCGGGAAAAATGAATATGCACGGTTTCTGGATGAAGTCGAAAAGCGGTTGAACGGCATTTCTCCGAAGGTTTCAACGGAGATTCAGACGACTGTTAATGAGATGTACAAGTTGAGTTATGACGGCATGGTGGATGCGGTAAGCAAAAGTACATCGTCAGACGCGCTCAGAGCGGCATTTAAGGGCGTTAAAGGGGCAACCCCGGAAACGATAAAGGCAGCAGTCGAAAACCCCATAGCGGGCCTCACATTGAACGACACGCTTGAAAAGAATCGCCGGGATATCATCTACAACATCAAGAAGCAAATCGGCATAGGCTTGACCGCTGGTGACAGAATGTCAACAATGGCCCGGCGGATTGCGGACAGTCTTGATGGAGATTACAAAAAGGCGGTACGAGTTGCAAGGACGGAGGTACACCGTGTAAGGGAAACCGGGCATAATGACTGCGTTGAGGAAATCGACCAAACGTTGCAGAATGGCACAACAAGCCTACGAATGGTCAAGATTTGGCGCACGATGAAGGATGAACGGGTAAGACCTCAACAGCGTGTTAAGACAAAGCACGGCTGGAAAACAGTCATTCGAGGAAATGCCGATCACATGAAGATGGAGGGGCAGACTGTACTTGCAGATGAACTGTTTGATTTGGGCGGCGGCTTAAAGGCAAAGGCTCCCGGTCAAAGTGGGGATGCAAGCAATGACATTAACTGCCGCTGTGTTGTGACCTTTGAATTGATGACGGTAGAAGAATTTGCGGAAGCGGCTGGAATAACGCTTGAAGAAGCAAAAAAACGTTTCAACAAGAAGCCGGGCTGAATAGTCTGAACACGGATTGACTGACATTTACTATCGTAGTATAATATTTACAACGGAGGTAAATGTTATGAAATTGATTGACTTGACCGGGAAAAAGGTGAACAGGCTTACCGTTTTGCGCAAGGTGGAAAGCGATAAATACGGGCATCCACGCTGGTTATGCCGCTGCGATTGTGGAAATGAAACTGTTGTGTGGGGAAGCGAATTGCGGAGAGGAAGAATCCAAAGTTGCGGTTGTTGGAAAAAAGAAAGAATGGGTGAACTCAACAAAAAGCACGGACATAAAAACGATAGGCTCTACAACACATGGGCGGGAATGATTCAGCGGTGCGAAAACCCGAAAGCTCATAATTACAAGGATTATGGCGGTAGAGGAATTTCTGTTTGTGAAGAATGGCACGATTTCATGTGCTTTTTCCGTTGGAGTATGGAAAACGGTTATAACGATGACCTTACGATAGACCGTATAAACAATGATGCGGGATATGAGCCTGATAATTGCCGTTGGACAACATACAAAACACAAGCGAACAATAAGAGAAACAATCATTTTTTGACCTATAACGGAGAAACACATACAATCTCCGAATGGTCTAAAATCACTGGCATAGACAAAGGAACGATAAGGAACAGAATTGTGCTTCACGGTTGGAGCGTTGAAAAGGCACTCACAACAAAGACGACCTGACTTTTTCGTACCGCTATAAAACGACCTGAACCACGATTTAGAACGTTTCGGATGGACAAATACCCGCCGGGATGAAAATAAATGCGCCTGAATCGCAATCTCAAACGCTATTGTGGGCGCAATGCAAGCCCGCTGTGACGTTTTACGATAGCTGGATGGAATGATACCCGGAATGTTACCAAATGGCCTTAAATGAGCCGTCTGGGGCGTTTCCGGGTATTCTGGTTTTTGGGCGGTGCTGAAAAATGGGAATGTCAAAAGATGGGCGTGAAAATGGGTTTTGAGCAAAAAATCCATGCAAAATGCGAAAAATCCCTTAGAGCTATACCGAAAATGTGAAACGAAAATCCATAAAAGGGGGCGAGCGGCTTGATAAAGGTTGATGGCGAACATGATTATCTGTACCAATGGGATGCAAACAGACGGGTTGAAACAGACTACCCGGCGGGCACGGCGGTTCATTTCGCTACGCCGCTGTTGGGTTGCAAACACGTTGACACGAGCAACGCTATGGTAGTCAATACGGACGCTGACGGGCTGACGGGTTCGCCGCAATCCCTAACATCATGCTTCAAAAGGCGGGGACGATCAACGTTTACGCCTACACGGAAGGGCGCACGGTTGAAAGGGCTGATATTGAGGTCAAGCAACGCAAAAAGCCGGATGACTACGCCTACACCGAAACGGAAGTGCGGACGTGGGCTGAACTGGAAAAGCGGATTGCGGCACTGGAAAACAATCCTCCCGCTCCCGCTTCTCCTGTCACACGGATTGACAGTCTGGACAAGAGCAACATCAAGCCGCTGTTGGGGATTGCAAGTGGTGCTTACGTCCTGTATGGATGGTTCACGCCTTACACTGGTTCCGGGCGAACGCTGACAATGAGCGAGCCGACCTTTGCAAACATTGTGAGTGATGAGAATGGCACTGAAACCTATGTGCAGGTGTTTTCCCCGTACAAGAACTGTGTGCAGTATCTCGCAATCACGAACGGAACGTATGACCGCAAAAACATTTACCTGAACGATTTGCAGCCATAAGGAGCTGAGAATATGGATATCAGTGTAAGAGGAATCGGGGATATCGAGGTTATTGATAACCTTGTGACAGATGACCCGACAGCCGCATTGTCCGCACGACAGGGCAAGGTACTCAATGAGAAAATCGAGAATACCATTGCAACTGTTGATATAGACGCTATCTGCAACTAAGGAGGTACACTATGAGCAAAATCCTGAATGAAACTGGTCTTGAGTATTTCTGGGGCAAGGTTAAGGCGTTCGTCAATGCCGGTCTGGACAAGAAGGTGACTGCCGTTCCCGGCAAGGGTCTTTCGTCCAACGACCTGACCGATGCACTGAAATCCAATTACGACGCGGCGTACAATCACGCGGGGGCTGCACACGCGCCTACGGACGCACAGGCGAACGTGATTGAGAGCGTTACGGTCAACGGCGTAAAGATTACCCCGACGAACAAAACAGTCAATGTGAGCGTTCCTACGACCGTTGCAGGGCTGTCCGACGCGGGCAATTATGCGCTGAAATCCGATATCTCGACCATGTACAAGTACAAGGGTTCTGTTGCAACGTTCGATGACCTGCCCACGTCCGCTACCAACGGCGACGTTTACAACGTGGAGACTGACGGCATGAACTACGCATGGAACGGCACGGCATGGGATGCACTGGGCGGCTCCGTCCAGATTGATGCGATCACGAACGCCGAGATTGATGCTATCGTGAAGTAAGGAGCGGCTATGCCTTATCTTGACAAAACGGGGCTTGCTCATTTTTGGGGTAAGGTCAAAGCGGCGATTGCGGCGCATTCCGGCAACAAGAACAACCCGCACGGCGTAACGGCTGAACAGGTTGGGCTTGGGGACGTGGATAACACCCCGGACAGTGAGAAATACGTTGCATTTGCTTCCACTGCCGGGTCTGCGAACAAGACTAAGGCAAAACTTGTCATTCGCTTTAACGGCGGTCACACAGAGGGCGTGGATATGTTCACGTTCGACGGCTCCACAAGCAAGTCCATCAACATTACAGCTTCTAAGCTGCAATAAGCAATCTATTGCACCGTGCAAAATCCGCACGGTGCTTTTTGCCGTCATAGCTCAATCAGGTAGAGCAGCTGTCTTGTAATCGGCAGGTTAAGGGTTCAATTCCCTTTGGCGGCTCCACTCCCCCGGATTCTGGGCGGAAACTGGGCTGGACGCTACCTATTCTGCGTGAGTGAATAGGGGTTGATGTGCAACCGATGCACTGCCCGCAAGGAAAGAAGACAGGCCTTGCGGGTGTTATCATGGCCTGATAGTCGAATGGTTAAGACACCGCCCTTTCACGGCGGTAATTGTGGGTTCAAGTCCCGCTCAGGTCATATCATGCTGGCGTGGCGCAGTTGGTAGCGCAACAGACTTTTAATCTGTGTGTTGTGGGTTCGATTCCCGCCGCCAGCACTGCCCCTTCATGGGGGTGCTTACTAGCCATTCTCTTTTTCTCCTGCCATACGGTTCCTGCTGTTCTGTGGTGAGGTCATGCACCCCGGAACAGTCGTGGCGAACATAAGGAATCACAGGCCGGTGAAAGTCCGGCTTTTCATGTGCCGTTAGTTCAATTGGCAGAACACCTGGCTCATAACCGGGTAGCTTGCGGGTTCGATTCCTGCACGGCGCACCAAATGTGGACAACCTGTTAGCAACTCAGAATGTGGGGCTTACAGATTGTACTCAAAAAATCGTGGGCTATACCTTTTTCGTGACTTCACGCAAATGGTTCTGACCATTTTGTTGAGGTCAACAAAATCGTGTGGAACTCAAAAACAGGAGGACTTATCAATGGAAAACGCAACCGCAAACACTGCCGCAACCGAAACCACCGCTCAGAGCGCACAGAATGCGTCCACAGCGGCTTCCAACGGTACGGGCAATACAAACACCCAGACGAACACCAACGGCGCAAATAACGGCGATTCTGGGGCTTCTAAGGATGATGGCAAAAACGCCGCTCTCGAAGAGCTTATCCAGCGGGCCGTTGACCGGGCTACAAACAAGCTTGGCAATGAGAACAAGAAACTGCGTGGGCAGATTGATGACCTGAAAAAGGCGAATCTTTCCGAATCCGAACTGAAACAGCTTGAGATTCAGGAAAAGGAAAAAGAGATTGCAGAGCGTGAGAAGCAGATTCAGGAGCGGGAAAACCGTCTTATCGCTATCAAGGCGATTAAGGAAATCGGTCTGGATGACGGCAGCGATGCTTCCCTTGCACTGGTTGATTTCGTCATGGCAGAGGACGAGGACGGCATCAAGGCGCGTGTGAAGTCGTTCAATGACCTTGTGAAGCGGTTTGTGCAGTCTGAGGTTGATAAGACCTTCAAGGCAAATGGACGCACCCCTGCAAAGGGCAGCACGTCCGCACCCGGCGGCGATGATAAGGCGAACAGCTACGCCGTCAAGCTCGGCCAGAACACCGCAAAGGCGAATAAGGCCGCACAGTCTACTCTCGATTACTACATTGGAGGTAAAAAGGCATGAAATTCACCACCACTTCCGTTACAACTCCTAAGGAGATTCTGGCGAACGATCATTACGTCGCAATCCCCTACGACTGTTCCAGCCTGACCCCGAACGGCGACGGCATTATCCCGGCTGGCACTGTCATTCCTGCAAACGACGCTACCGCTGTTGGCGTTCTGCTGTATGACGTGAATAAGGCAGAGAATCCCAACGGCGCTATCGTGATTCACGGCTTCGTTAAGAAGTCCAAGCTGCCCGCCGCTCCTGCATCTGCGGCTATTACCGCTCTTACAGCGCTTGGTATCAACTTCGTTGATGACAACGGCATTCCGCTTACCGCAAAGTTTGCTGTGACCTATGACCTGAACGGTGCAACCGGCACGGCGGTAACTGACGCAAGCTCTCCTTACGCTTACGGCACGAACGTAACTGTTAAGACCGCTCCTACCGTTACGGTCTATCCGGGCGACAATGACGCATTTGACAAGTGGAACACAAAGGCTGATGGCACTGGCAAGGACTATGCAGCTTCTTCTACGTTTGCAATCACCGGCAATACCAAGCTGTATGCAATCTATAAGAAAGCCTAAAAGAAGTCCAAAGGAGGAGCAAAACTATGAAACTGACTGACGTTTTTACTGCGAAAGCCGTTGCCGATAACTGGACAGAGGTTGCTTCCAACGCAATTCCTTATCTGGGCACTGGTTTCTTCCCGGCAAAGAAAAAGGCAGGTCTTGACCTGAAATGGATTAAGGGTCATAAGGGCCTGCCTGTTTCCCTGATGCCGTCCGCATTTGATGCAAAATCCACCTTCCGTGACCGCATGGGTATCAGCAAGACTGAAACCCAGATGGCATTCTTCCGTGAATCCATGCTGGTGAAGGAAGAGGATGAACAGGAGATCATGCGTGTTCAGGACGCTAACGACCCCTACGCACAGACCGTTCTGGACAACATCTTCAACGATTCTCGCACACTGGTTGATGCCGCAAACGTTGTGCCCGAGCGCATGATTATGCAGCTGCTGGCCCCTGTTGATGGCAACATGGGAATTGAAATCAAGGCAAACGGTGTGGACTATACCTACAACTACGACCCGGACGGCAGTTGGAAGAAAGACCACTACATGAAGATTGCGGGCACAAACGATATGTGGAACAAGCCCGAGACCTGCGACCCTGTTACCGATATCGAAACCGCTCTGGATGCACAGGAAGCCGTTTCCGGCACACGTCCTACCATTCTGCTGATGAGCAAGGCAACCTTCAACCTGATGAAGAACAGCAAGAAGGTTCAGGCTGGCGTGCTGGCACAGAACGTGACCGCAAACGTCAACTACACTTCCGCTCGCGTGAAGTCCTACATCGAGGAAGAGCTGAACGTTTCGATCATCGTCTACACCAAGAAGTTCAAGGACGAATCCGGCACTGAGAAGAACTTCTACCCTGACAATCTGGTTATGATGCTTCCGAACGGCGCACTGGGCAGCACTTGGTACGGTACTACCCCGGAAGAGCGTACCCTTGCAAGCAAGGCCGGTGCTAACGTGTCCGTGGTCAATACCGGCGTTGCCGTTGCCGTCACTATCACTGACGACCCGGTGAACACCAAGACTACCGTGTCCGAAATCGTCCTGCCGTCCTTCGAGCGCATGGACGAGTGCTATTGCTTACAGGTTGTAAGCGACTGAACCAAAACGGGAGGTGTAAACCATGATTTATCCTTACGCTGTGAAGTATAACGGGGTTTATTACCCCCCTAACACTGAGATTGTGGAAAACCCGGTGGAAAATGCGGAAACCGCTCCCGCAACGGTGGAAAACCCGGTGGAAAATGTGGAAAAGCCTAAAACCCGTGGTAAGCGGGGTGCGGCAAAATGACAACGGAACAGCTGACGGCACTGAAACTGCCGCTTGATATGACGGACGGGATGACCGCCCTTGCCGTTGAGAGCGGCTTGGAATGGGTTGCACGGAATACCACGTTCATCTACGACCCGGCGGCAGAACTGCCCGCAAACGTTCGCCTGTTCCTGCTGAAATACACGGAACTGATGACGGCTGACGGCCATGTGACAAGCGAAAGCTTGGGCGGTATGAGCCAGTCGTTTTCCGATGGCACACAAGCCGCCTATTTGCTTCGCCAGTACGCAAGCGAATTGTTGGGCGAATGGTACAAGGGCGCAACGTTTACCCCGGCTGTGAACCGCTGGGCCTGAAAGGGGGGTGATTGCATGGGCGTTCGTGTTAAGACTACCAAAAACGAGTTTCCCGATACGCAGCGAGTGACAAAGGCGCTGAACGGCAAAAAGGTCATTGTGGGCTGTTTGGAGGGTGAACACGCATGGTTGGCAAGTATTCACGAGTACGGCTGCAAAATCCCTGTTACCGACAAAATGCGGGCGTTCCTGCATTACAAGGGCATTCACCTCAAACCGACAACGACCGTTATCACAATCCCGGAGCGTTCCTTCATCCGTGCCGGGCATGATGAATATGCTGACGGCGTGCTAAAGAGTGCGGAGCGGGCACTGCCAGACGTTCTAGCCGGGACGATGGACGAGGACACCTATTGCCGCATGGTGGGCGAAATGCTTGCCAGCAAAATTAAAAAATATGCTATTGACCTAAAAGACCCGCCGAACAGTGGATGGACAACGGACTGGAAAGGTTCGAGCAATCCGCTTGTTGATACGGGAAGCCTAGTTGGTGGCATTACTTACGAGGTGCAAGATGAATGAAACTGTATAACTTTGCACGGCTGATAAAGAAATACAGCGTTTCCTTTCACTTCGTGGTGACTGCCGAAGGGCATTATGACAGCGGTAAGTGGGTTCCGGGTGAAGAGATCATGCAACAGGCAACTGGTGCTATCGTGCCTATGTCGGAAAGCAAAATCCGGCAATCCGGCGGCGTGTACACGTCAAAAGACCGGGAGCTGTACATGATGCAGCCTATACCTCTTGCGTTACAGTCTGCAAAAGTTTGTTACAAGGGCAATCTGTATTCGATTGAATCCGAAACGAACTTTGAGGACTATGCCGACGTGGCGGTGTACAGCTTGAAATGGGTGAGCCTGTTTGACCGGGAGGAAACGCCATGATTGATGCACGAGCCATTGAGATTGCTGTTGTTGATGGTCTGAAAGCGTATGTGTCAACGGACAAGAAGCCTTGCGAAGTCGTGAGAGCGAATCAGACAGGCCCTATACCGCCTTATCCGTATATTGCGTACACGATAACCACCCCGCTGCAAAGTCGTGCAGGAACGTTCTCCGTGGCTTCTGACGGGGTACGTTTTCGTGAGGCCACGCAAACATGGAGCTTCACTGTGCAATCGGATGACGCGGACGAAAGTCTGAATGTTGCTCTGAAAGCATGGGATTGGTTCGCAATCGTAAGCAACGTCTATCTTGGCGATAATGGAATCGTTGTCCAGCAAGTCGGAAACGTCAACAACCGGGATAACCTAATCACAATCGAGTACGAGTACAGAAACGGGTTTGACGTAACGTTGAACCTGATAAATGCCGTGAAGATGACCGAAGCCGAAATAGGCGGGTACATTGAAACGGCAGAACCTACACGAATCGAATAAAGGAGGATATGAACAATGCCTAAGAGTGACGTTAAAGTCGTTATCAAGCTGAGTTCCGCACCGGGCGAAGCCGGTCTTGGTTTTCCGCTCATTTTGACCGGAAAGCAGAGCACCGCCGTGGACTATACGGAATGTTCCTCGCTGGATGACGTTGAAAAGCTGTTCAAGAGCGATACAGCGGTTTACAAGGCGGCGAACCTGATTTTCATGCAGAGTACCCCGCCTGAGAAAATCGCTGTGTGCGGTTCGACCGATACCGCACTGGACGCAATCAAGGCAATCAAGGATAAGGACTGGCGGCAGCTTATCGTCGTTGGTCTTGATTCTGATACCGAGACTACGGCAGCAAACATTGCAACCTATATCGAGACAACCGACAAGATGTATTTCACATCTGCAAGCTCTAAGGACGGTATGCCCGAAATCACCGGCATGGACAGAACTATTATTTTTGTCTGCGGCGGCGATTCTCCGGAAGCCGCTCTTGTTGGCGCAACCGCAAGCAAGGCTGCGGGCAGCTTCACCTACAAGAACCAGATTCTCAAGGGTCTTACCCCGATGAATCTGACCGACGCTGAGATTGATGCAATCCATACGGCGGGCGGTATTACCTTCGTTACAAAGGCTGGCGATAACGTAACCAGTGAGGGTAAGGCTACCAGCGGTGAGTACATTGACATCATCGACAGCAAGGACTACATCATTAAGAACATTACCTACCGCACTCAGAAGGTTTTGAATGCTGCTGATAAGGTTCCCTATGACAATACGGGTATCGCACAGCTGGAAAACGTCTGCGTTGACGTTTTGCAGGACGCTTACAACAACGGCATGATTGCAGTTGATGATGACGGCGCACCTGATTACAGCGTGGATTATGCACCCCGTTCCGAGACTTCGGCAGGTGATCGTGCGGAACGCAACTACAAGCTGGGCAAATTCAGCTTTGCCCTTGCCGGTGCAATCCATACCGCAACTATCAACGGCGAGATTGAGGTTTAAGGAAGGGGGCTATCAACATGGCACGAGTTACACAGTATAACGCAAAAGACTGCGTTGTTACCGTCAACGGCGTGTATATCACCGGTCTTGGCGAGGACATGGTTTCTGGAGAGAAGGATGAGGAATTTTTCTCTACTTCCGTTGGCGCTCAGGGCGATATCCTTATGAACGAGACAAACAACAGTCTTGGTACGATCACCCTAACCGTACAGGGCACTTCCCCTCAGAAGGGTATGCTGCTCAACTTTGCCCGGAACGGCACTATGTTCCCTATTTGGGTTGTGAACAAGGGCATTCTGGAACGCATGGGCGGCACAAAGGCCCGCATCAAGAATTATCCTGAGCTTGCACAGGCGGCAGAACTGGATGACCGTGAATTTGAGATTCAGGTCTTCGACTACGACGTGCAGGCAATCTAACTGACAATACGCCTTGTAGGAAACTGCAAGGCGTTATTTTTTAAATTTAGGAGGTTTTTATCATGGCAGTAAAATTCTACACTAAGCAGAAGAAAATCGGTTCCACCACTTACACTGCGCAGTTCAACGGCATTTCTGCCGCCCTGAAAGCAATTGATGATTCTTACATCGAGGGCACAAGCAATACCAGCATGAGCAAGCTGGCAAAGTACATTCTGGAAAACGTCATCGTTGAGCCGAAGGGCCTGACCCCGGATGACTTCGACAGTATGGACGAGTTCACCGACGTTATCACCTTTGGCCGTGAGGTGATGGAAGGTAAGTTTCGGGACACCACGAACGAAAGCAAGTCTAAGTAAACGGGTCAAGGAAAACTGGGCTTGCTGGCGTTTGATTCTGTCCGATGCACATTTTGACTACAACACAGTCTTTAACCAGATGACACCGGAGGAAATTGAAGAAGCAAACATAGCGCTTGATATTTATGCCGATCAACTGAAAAAGGCAACGAGCAAGAAGTAAGGAGGTGAGACGATGGCCGATAATGTTGTAAGACGCGACGTGATTGAGGTTAGCTGGAATATCGACGATTCACCGTTGAAAAAGCTGACCAAACAGGCGCAGGAATTTCAGCAGAGCGTGAAGAAATCCGTGGGCGGGTCTGAAAGCGAACTGAACGAGTTTGCGAAGACAACGCAGAAATCCACCGCCGAAATGAGAAAGCTTACCACAAGCGTTACAGGCGGGTCTAAGGCAGTTCGCCGTATGAAAGCGGATATTGCGCAGACTGACGCTTATATCGCAAAAATGAAAGCATCCATTGTGGCGGTCAAGCTGCAAATCGAGCTGATGAAGTTCATTGCTGGCGATATCAAAGACAGATTCAAGGCAATGATGGCCGCGATTAAACCGTCTAACGTCCTTGCGAAAATGCGCGCTCAGTTGCAGGCCATAAAAAATGCGGCTATTGCTGTTAAGAACTCCATCGTGCAGAATGTGCAGCATTTCAAGGCTCTGGGAAAGCAAAAACTGACCGGGTTGATAAATAACATTCGGGAAGCGAAAAACACGCTTACAGGCGGCGAGAAGGGCGCACAGGGCTTTAAGAACGCCTTAAAAAACATTGCAAAAATATCCTTTGCCGAAACCGTCAACGGTATCAAGCGAATCGGAACGGGCATCAAGAACGCTGGAATGAGCGTCAAGAATTTTGCGACCAACATTAAGACGAATATCCAGAACGGCTTTCAAAGTGCTATCAATAAGGGCAAGCAGTTCATCGAAACCCTGAAAAAGATTGACCGGGAGAAGCTGAAAAATATCAATGATTCTGTCAACAAGCTTGGAAAGAAACTCGGCTCCGGGCTTGTTTCAGCGTCTAAGAAAGCGTTGGGCGCTCTAAAGAATCTTGCCATTGCTGGCGGTGCGGCTATCTCTGGTATGGTAGGCTTTGCGGTCAACGGTTACGCGGACTATGAGCAGCTTGTCGGCGGCGTTGAAACGCTGTTTGGCGCGGGCGGCGCAAGCGTTGAGGAATATGCAAAGTCTGTCGGAAAAACCGTTGATTCTGTCAAGGGCGATTATGACAAGCTGATGGAAGCGCAAGGCATTGTAATGAAGAACGCGAATGACGCATACAAGACCGCTGGCTTGTCCGCGAACGATTACATGGAAACCGTCACAGGCTTTGCCGCAGCCCTGAAACAGAGCTTGGGCGGTGATACCGTCAAGGCGGCGAAAAAGGCTGACGTTGCGCTAACCGACATGGCCGATAATAGCAATAAGATGGGAACGGACATGGAGTCCATACAGTACGCCTATCAGGGGTTTGCAAAGCAAAACTACACGATAAACTATCTAATGTCCGCTGCATAAGCGATTATGCAGCGAGCGTGCGTGAACCTTATCAAGGGTGTGCCGCTTAAAGCGGTGCTAACGGGGAAACTCTAAGGGCGAAAGCCTATGACAATCCCGTGCCAAGCCCAGAAATGGGAAGGTGTAACGACTATCGGTTCGTCACCGAGTACAACGCCTATTGATACGGCGTTGGAAGTGCGCACCAACTAAGCATATATCCAACAAAACGAGTTGTGTTTCTATCCAAAACATGGTATAATAGACATATCGTATTATGGAGGAACACAAAATGTTAGAATGGCGAAAAATTGAAAACCGTCTAAACTATTCCGTGAGCAATGCAGGGAATGTGCGAAACGACAAAACGGAACGCATATTGAAACCGCATAAAGGAACGTCTGGCTACTTGCAAGTTATGCTTGGAAGAAAGACAGTTCCATTGTATGTTCATCGTCTTGTGGCGACTGCCTTTATCGAGAATAAAGACAATCTCCCGCAAGTCGATCACATCAACGGAAACAAGCTTGACAACCGGGTTGAAAATTTGCGGTGGGTATCTGTATCTGAAAACTGTTGGAGTTTTGGGTATAAAGACCGCATTGAACACAGGAAGAAAAAGATTATTGCGACAAATGGAACTGAAACGCTACTGTTTAATTCTAGGAATGAAGCGGCGGCTTACTTCAAGTGCCATAAATCGCTAATCGAGTATGGACGAGTTTTCAAAAAGGGAAACAAAAAAGGTTGGATATTTAATTTAGTTGAAGATATAGTCTAATCCCTTAAAGCCTTATGCAAACGCATAGGGCTTTTATAATACCGGGAAACCGGGGGTAGTAATGGTTAGATAACTTAAAGCTAGGCTATGGCGGCACGAAAGAGGAAATGGAGCGTCTATTGAAGGACGCTCAGAAGCTGACAGGCCAGAAATACGACCTGTCCTCTTATGCGGATATTGTTGACGCAATCCACGCCGTGCAGACGGAATTGGGCATCACTGGAACGACGGCGAAAGAAGCATCTACGACCATTCAGGGCAGCGTGAACGCGATGAAATCCGCATGGAGCAATTTTGTTGCTGGTATGGCTGACCCTGACCAAGATTCTTCTCAGCTGGTCAACAATCTAGTCAACAGCGTTATTACAGCCGTTAAGAATATCGTGCCGCGAATTGCCGTTGCGGTTCCCCGCCTTGCTGAGGGCCTTAGAGGAATCTTTTCTCAGCTGTTCACACTGGCAATGCAAAACATCAACGTTCTGGGGCCGCTTGCGCCTATCGTGCAGAGCATCGTGGGCGTATTCACGCAGCTCAAAGCAAAGTTTGCGGCGGTTGCGGCAGATAGTCAGAAAATGGCTACCATCAAAGCTGTTTTCGCTTCCATCAAGTCGATTGCCGGGAATGTAGTTTCGATTGTTGGACAGCTTGCGGTTAAAATCGCAGGATTTGTTACGTCCGCAAGCTCTTTGAATTTCGTCAAAAGCATTTTCTCTGGAATCTCAAAAGTCATTGGCTTTGTGAAGAACAATCTCGGCGGCATTATGGAGATTGTTATTGCCGTGGGCGGTGCATTCCTGATTTTCGGTGCAGCGGTCAAGGTTGTGTCTGCGGCTGTTTTGGCCTATACCACGATTATGAAAGTGGTCAAGACTGTTCAGGCAATCGCAGCGGCGGCTCAGATGGGTTTTAACGCGGCTTTGCTTGCGTGCCCGGTAACGTGGATTGTTGCAGCTATTATCGGTCTAATAGCCGTTATAATCCTTCTGGTGCGCAACTGGGGCAAGGTCAGCGCAGCGGCGGGAAAATGCTGGGACTTCATCAAAGGTCTTTGGAGCGGCGTAAGCGGATGGTTCAAATCCAGCGTTGTGCAGCCCGTTGCAAGGTTCTTTAAGGGCCTGTGGGACGACCTTCCCGCTCCTGTCAAGGGCGTTGTGACCAAAATATTTGACGCTTTCAAATGGGCATACGGCAAAGTCAAGGACGCATGGAGCGGGCTTGGAGATTTCTTTTCCGGCCTGTGGAAAGGCGTTGTGAAAGCCGTTGCGACTCCCGTTAATAAGCTGATTGACGGCGCGAACTGGGTTATGGACAAACTCGGTTCCAAGAAACATTTTGACGATTGGAAGCCATACGCAAAGGGCACAAACGGGCATCCCGGCGGCAACGCTATGGTCAATGATGGACGCGGCGCAGAACTTGTGCAAATGCCGAACGGTGCAACCTTTATTCCGCGTGGCCGAAACGTCATGCTCCCGAATGCTCCTAAAGGCATGAAAGTGCTTGATGCAGACCGCACGGCGCAGCTTATGGGGCGTAAGTCTCCCACGTTCAACTATGCCGACGGTACGGAAAAGAAGGGCTGGCTATCCGATGTGTGGGAGTTCTTCGATAACGCAAAGGGTCTTGTTGGCAAGGTCATTGACAAGTACGTTAGCTACAAGGGTATGAGCGGCTATGCGGTGGATGCTGGCAAGGCCATTATCAAGAGCGCAAAGTCCGAAATGGTTTCGTGGGTCAAGGGTCTGTTTGAAAAGTCCGGCGGTAAGTCTCTAGCGAGCTACAACCCCTCTAAGGGCGTTGAACAGTGGAAATCGACCGTCATTAAGGCTCTGGGTATGGAAGGTCTCAGCGGCGCGGATAACGTCAAGAGAACGCTGTATCAGATGCAGACGGAATCTGGCGGCAATCCCCGCGCTATCAACAAGTGGGATAGCAACGCAAAGAAAGGCACTCCGTCCAAAGGCTTGATGCAGGTTATTGACCCGACGTTCAAATCTTACGCACGCAAGGGCTATGCCAAAAACATCTACGACCCGTTGAGCAACATTCTGGCATCGTTACGGTATGCAAAATCCCGTTACGGTTCGCTTGCAAAGGCTTATCAGGGGCATGGATATGCGTCTGGCGTGGGCGCGGCTGGAATCCGGCTCCCAGTGTACAGCCCTGCATCTTCTGTTGGTGCATCGTCTACCAGCTATTCACGCGAGACGAATAATTATTCACCTTCGTTCAGTTTGACCATGAACGGCACGACAGACCGCACAACAGAGCGGACAATCAAGAAATGGGTCTATGAGGCCATACAGGAAACCTTCGAGAGCATGGAACGCGCTAACCCGCGTGTGCAGGAGGTTTAAGTTTGAGAGCTGTGCTAACGGGCTATACGGGCGTTTGAAAGGGGGCTTATGGCTTGGCTTATATCAACGGCATATACGTCTTTGTTGAATCTGAGGAAATTTCTTACGGCGTGGAAGCGACTTCGCATCCGGTTGAGGAAGGAATTGATATCACCGACAACATCAAGAAAAAGGCCCGCACGATTACGCTGTCAGGTGAAATCGTTGAAAAAGTCGGTATTGATATTCTTCCGAAGAAAGCTCGGCTGTTAGACCTTCATCGGCGGGGCGCACTTGTCACTTATGTTGGGCGCACCGTCCTGAACAACTGCATCATCGAGGATATCAGCCTTACGAATACCTACGACGTGTGGGGTGCATCTAAATGTTCTATCACGCTCAAGGAAATCCGCACGGCAAAGTCCGCTGTGAAAGACAAAGACGGCGTTACGAAGTCCGGCACTCAGCAGACAAAGAAAAACAGTTCTGGCGAATGGGTGTATCATACGGTCAAAAAGGGCGATTGCGTTTGGGCACTTGTGGCCGCTCCAAATGCGCCTTACAAGAGTTATGGCGCAACCTGTGCGCAAGTCATGGCATGGAATCCAACAGCGTTTAGCCGCAAAGGCGATTTCAGAACGCTTCAAATTGGTAAACGCATCAAAGTGGGGAAGAGGAAGTGATATCATGCGAGACAGAATCGAAGTCAACAAGAACCTTGTCCCGTATTCCTTCACAATCCTGTTGGGCGATCAATGGTTCGAGCTTCTTATAGACTACAATAAGACCGCTGACCTGTTCACGGTCACTCTGTACAAGGACGATGAACTGGTAGTCACTGAGCCTGTCATATATGGGGTTCGTCTGTTCCGGGATGTGTGGCAACCGGAACAATTTCCTGCAATCGAAATCGTGCCGCTTGATGAAAGCGGACAAAATGCAGCCGTTACGTTCGACAATCTGAACGTAACGGTTTTTTTGACTATTGAGAACGACGGCAGCACGACGGATGATACGCTGCCCGGATGATGAAAGGGGCGCATATCCTTGCGTGAGCCGAAAGATTCACAGGTCATATCAGGCAAGCCAAACAAGCGGCAATCAATGGCGTTGGCGTTTGGAAGCATAGCTGCGGCTATTCAATCTGCATCCTCCGAAGTCAAAATGCCGGAAGGTAAATTTGGGCGTGTCGTGAAAATCGAATGTGAAAAGGTAACGATTGACGGAAGTGTACTCGACGTTGAGTTTGATGTGCCATTTGATGATGATACAGAATCCAATGAAGCGTCTATCACGATTTACAATCTGTCTGACACAACGATTTCCAACTTGACAAAGAACAAAGTCATAACCATAACGGCGGGCTATGCGGATGATACTGGCGTGATATTCACCGGCAGAATTTCCAAAGTTTCTACAAGGTGGTCTGGTTGCGACCGGGTGACGGAAATCAAGGCGGTTGACAGCTACAACCTGCAAAAGAGGAACGTCAAAAGCATTTCCTACGCAAAGGGTACAAAGGCCAGTTATATCCTGAAAGACCTTGTTTCAAAACTTGGTCTGCCCATTGCGGCGTTCAAGGTAAAGAAAGACCATACCTACAACAAAGGCTCGACCGTTAGCGGCAATCTTATGTCAGCGATCAAAAAATATGCAAAGGTTTGCGGTGTGACGACTTACATCAATAACGGGAAAATTTATGTTCGCCCTATAACGGAGGGAGACAACATTCATTTCACCGTCAACGTTGATACAGGCTTGATTGACAGCCCGGAAGAATTTGAGGAAGAAGTCACGAATGCTGATGACTCCACCTCATTGGTGCATGGCGTAACTATGAAAATTATGCTTGAGCACCGTATCACAACAGCTTCCATTATCGACTTGAAAAGCAAAAACTACAACGGTCAATATCGGGTGCGTGAAGGAAAGCACGTCTGCAATGAATCTGATTTTTACACAGAGCTTACTTGTATTGGATAAGGGGGTGTAGAAATGAAACCTGCTGGAATCATCGACGAAATGATAGAAAGCAAATTGCTCGGCATGAATACGGCTTTCATTGCGAAAATCGTAAGTGTGCAGGGCGAAACGACTTGTTCTGTTCAGCCACTAAGCCGCATTAAGGCCATTGGTAATGATGCACAGAACCAAGCCGTTATAACCAACGTTCCTATTCTCAACCATGTTCGGCATTATCGGTTAGTAAAGCAAACGCTAACCATTCTTGATTCTCATGGTTCACCTTGCAAGTTCCCGGTTGGTGAACATAATCCGCATCCTAAAGCAAGTGACGAGAAGTACGGACACATTAAGGTTGAACCGCTCAAAGCTGGCGATATCGTTTTCTGTGTTTGTGCAGACCGTGATATTGCTGAAACGAAAGATGGGAATTTTGCAACCCCTCCGCAAGGGCATCATTCGATCAATGACGCTGTTGTCGTAGGACTGTTTGGGGAATGGAAGCCGGTGGAAACTGTATGAAGGGTTTTAGATTGGATGATAAGGGCGACGTTATAATCCGTAACGGAGACATAGAACTTGCGAGCGGCAACAAATTGCTTCGACAGACTGTTCAGCAAGTCACCGGAACGAATAAGGGCGAATGGGCATTGAACAAAGATGAAGGTATCGACTTTCACAAAATTCTTGGCAAGAACCAAGACGAGGACGTTATCCGGGCAGAGCTTGAAACGGCGGCACGGCTTGTGGATGATACGCTTTCAATCACGTCTTTTTCCGTGTCGCAGGAAAACCGGCATCGAACGATAAACTACACAATGGTTAATGAGAACGGGGAAGAAATAGGAGGTGAACAGGACTATGGCGTTTGATGAAAAGGGCTTTCACCGCCCAACATACGAACAGTTGTTACAGACCCGCATTGAACAGGCTAAAATGCTGTTTGGTGAGGATATCGACACGGATGAAACCACAACGCTTGGCAAGTTCATCCGGCTTGCCGTGTCAGACCTTGAATCGGCATGGGAAGCGCTGGAAGCCGTCTATTATGCCCGATTTCCAAACACGGCAAGCGGCGTGAGTCTTGACCGGTTGCTTCCGTTTGCAGGCATTTCCCGGAATGCTGCGACACGGGCAGAGCATGAAATCGAATTGACGGGACAGGCCGGGTTCATCGTTCCTAATGGTACGATATTTGGGACTTCTGAGGGCGTAACGTTCTATCTGGTGAATGACGTTGAACTGAATGAATCCGGCACAGGAACCGGCATTGTAGACTGTACCGAAAGCGGAACCGTGGGCAACGTCACGCTCGGAAGAATCTCTGAAATCGTCAATCCGGTAAGCGGGCTTACGTCCATTGAACATACTGACATTCTGACGCTTGGTAAGGACACGGAAACGGACAACGCTGTTCGTTCCCGATTCTATCAGGCCATTGCGGGCGGTGGCAGTTCTACCTCTGATTCTATCATTGCAGCAATCCTGCGTATTCCGAATGTTCAGGGTTGCATGATGATTGAGAATGAAACGGACGAGACGGATTCAGGGGGACGACCCGCACGAAGCTTTGAATGCTTCGTTCTTGCGCCGGAAGAACAGTATCAGGCCATTGCCGAAGCAATCTTTGATAAGAAACCCGTGGGCATAAAATCGCACGGGCAAATCTCTAAACAGGTGGCTGACGAGGGCGGTTATTATCATACGATCAAATTCAGTGCTGTTACAGAGATGACCGTCTATTTGAAGATATCCGTCAAGGTTGATGCAACATTCCCAAGCGACGGCGTGGAACAGATTAAGAGCAATCTTATTTCTTACATCAATTCTCAGAGCAACGGTGAGGACTTGAATTATACGTCGCTTTTCGGCTACATTCACAGCGTTACCGGTGTACGCAATACCCCTTCTTTGCAGGTATCCACCGATAATGTGACGTACACTACGGGCGATGTAATCTGTTCTCCGTATAAGGTCACGAAAACGAGTGCGGCGAATATCTCCGTGGAGGTATCAACGTATGTGGACAGATGACAATGCAAAGAAACTTCCTGACGTTTACCGGAAAGACAAGGACGGCAACAACTGGAAGCTTCTCAAGCTCGACAAGCAATTCATTCAAGCCTTTGGCAGCGATTTGAAAGCCGTGTACGACAGCGGCGATTTTCAGGAAGCCTACGGTAAAACGCTTGACCTGTACGGCAGTATCGTTGGGCAGAAACGTGGTGCATTCAATGATGAACAGTTTCGGTATCTGATTCTTGCTAAAATCGCAAGAAACTTCGTTAAAGGCGATTACAAGGATATCATGCGGCATCTTGTTCGTATGTTCAACTGCAATCAAGGCGATATCGAACTGGAAGATTTCGAGATTGAGGATGACGATTCTCCCTGCGTTGTTAAGCTTGCGAAAATGCCATTCCTTACACTGATTGCCGCCGGTTTCACAAGCAATCAGGCCGTAGAGTTGATAGCGTCCGTTCTGCCCGTTGGTATCACGTTGAAAGCTGATAATTTCGAGGGTACATTTGAATTTGCTGATTATCAGCCCGGAATGACAGAGATGGAGTACGACGCTGATAAGGGCTTCGGAAACGAAGAACAGACTATCGGTGGATTGCTCGGATTGATGCTTGGCGAGGATGGCGAAGCACCGCTGCCTATCTAACCATAAGGAGGTTCGACCATGAATTTTGAGAACAAAACGCCGGAATGGCCCAAGGAAGGTATTGAGCCGTCCAGTGAGATAAAAAGCAAAGGCTTTGCTCCCGGATACAAACCACCTGCCGCTTATTTCAACTGGTTCTGGAACAGCGTTTCTAAGAATCTTGCAGAGATCAAAACCAAGTTATCTAACGTAGATAATACGGCAGACTCGGAAAAGACGGTTAAGCGGGCAACAACCGCCGGAACAGCCGATAAGACCGCCCAAAAGATGACGGTTCAGTTGAACGGCGGCACGACCGAAGGAACGGACAAGTTCACGTTTGACGGTTCCGCTGCAAAGTCTGTGGATATCACTAAGGACGCAATCGGGCTTGGCAACGTGGACAATACGGCAGATTCTACAAAGTCTGTCAGTTTCGCTTCGACGGCGGGCAGTGCGAACAAGACCAAAAGTGCAATGACGGTGCGGCTGAACGGCGGTTCTTCCGAAGGACAAGACAAATACACCTTCGATGGAAGCGTAGCAAAGTCCGTGAACATAACCCCGGCAAGTATCGGGGCGGCATCCACCGCTAACGGCGCAGTCGTTTCCAATGGCTCCGACTATGCGATTTGCTTCCAGTGGTCTGACGGAAACCCCAATAAGGATGTCCGCACAAATCGCTTTGTTCGGCTGACGGATGGCGGCAACAAAATCAGCCTTGCAACGTCTAGCGTTGATATATGCGGTGTAACAACCGATAGCGCAGCCTTTGTTGAGAATTACGGCGTTGCAAGCGATAGCACCGCTCTTGTTGGCGTTCTGGGCGTTGTGACCGTCATTGATAACGGAACTTGCACTGTTGGTAACACCTGCATGAGCGATGATAACGGCTACGCTACGCCGTCCTCTAATAACATGGGCTACCGTGTCATGGAGCGTGTGGACGATACGAAGGTCAAGATTGCGGTCAAGCCTAACGATGATATGGTTCAGAGGATTAAGGCGGATATTGTGTCGATCAAATCTGACATGAAAGAAGTCTACACTAAAGCGCAGGTGGATGAGAAAACCGCTACCGATACTACATTGTCCGTGGAAGGGAAAGCAGCAGACGCAAAGACCGTGGGCGACAAGTTCAAGAGCATCAAGACGGACTGGAATTCCGTGACGGATAAGCCGGAGACGTTTCCACCGAGTGCGCATAACCACTCAAAATTGGCGTTCGAGAACCAGAATGAAGTGAATTTTGTTGGCACCCCAGAAAACAACACAGTCTGCTGGGGATACCGAGACAACACCATTGATGAGTATCGGTTTAATGATGGTCGAGGAAGCGGCGCTTTTGCAAATGTCAGAGCCAACAAATTCATTGGCTCGCTGGATGGTAATGCAAACACTGCCACAAAAGCAACCGGTGTGGCCGACTATAATGATTCGGGCAGACTAATCCAAGTCGGCTATGCGGGCGACGGCCTTAACACGTCGAATCTGACGTACATTGCAGGCTATACAGACGACGGTACGAAGATCAAGGATGTCAGCAAGGCTGTTTTGCAGAGTTGGCTGGGTATCGGCGGGGGCTCTTTGGTTGCTTATCCTGTCGGTGCTATCTACATAAGCACCAGTTCCACCAGTCCGGCAAGCTTATTCGGCGGGACGTGGGAGAGCATTGCTTCTGAGCGTGTGCTGATGGGCGTTTCCAGTTCCCACGGCGCAGGCAGCACCGTAAGCGCAGGTCTGCCGAATATTAGTGGTACTTTTAGTGATTTGGCGGGTGGTTCAATTTCTTTCGGAGGAGCATTCAGTCAAGGGACTCCTGTGAGAATTACCTTGAACTACCAGCAAAGCAGCGACAGTGCTTGGAACTGGAACTACATTCGCAACGGTACGTTCAATGCGTCACGTTCCAGTAGCATTTACGGTAATTCCGGCACAGTTCAACCAGCCGCCTACTATGTTTATATGTGGCGGCGCACTGCGTGAGCTTTATGCGGTTCTTCGTCACATGTACACGTAATATGCAGCGGGCTGGACTGTTGTACTGTTGCCGTAAATAGAATTGGACCAGCTTGCACTAAATTTCAGGTTGTAGCCAGAATCATTTACTGCGTCTGCAATGTAAGATTTATTTGTGCCAAAGCCCAATGTACCACTATGTTTCGCGGTATAGCGCACAAGACCACAACCCGAGTCACGCTCAATTTCACCTACAATATTCGGCAGACCTGCGCTGAGAAGTGCGAAAACTGCCGAAAGTCCGAAACGAAAAAATCAAAATGGAAGGAGATGAACCTCTATGGAAGATGATTTCTATTATGGAGAGCTCCCCGAATTGCCGCCCCCTGTGGCGAACACCACCCCAGAGCTTGTGGACGAGAACGACAACCCCGTGGAGAACCCTGACCTCGAGCTTGGCTGGCTGAAGAACGAGACCAAGACCGTACACCATGATGCAATAGAGGGTGTAGAGGAACAGTTCCACTACGAAACGATTGCTGAATATCCTAACGGTGGCAAGGACGTGAAAAAGGTTATTGATGTGCCCGGCGTGGAAGCAAAAGACGCATGGGACGAAGAAGTGCCATTCCAGCGGTACATCCTCTACACAAACGAGGAACTTGCGCAGCGGAAAGCCGAGCAAGAAGCTGCTCGCAAGAAGCAGGAAGTGCTTGACAAGCTGCCGGAAACACTGGCGGCATTAACCACTGCCCTGAACGACGCAGACGCTTTGAATGTAGACCAAGAATACCGCCTGACCCTGTTAGAGTTGGGCATTGATGGCACTGATAACGCATAAGGAGGACAAAAATATGCTGTATCGTACTTGTAAGCGCATGATTGAAAAAGGCAACATTGCTGGCATGGATACCAAGCTGGACGTGTTTTATGCCGCTGGAAAGCTGACCGATGACGAGTACAAGGAGCTTACAGAGCTTCTTGCCGAGAAGAAAGGAAGCGAATCCTAATGCTGTAAGCTATCAATCCTGACCGTTCTGTTCACGCATTGAAGAAAGGAATCATTATGGCTGAATATTACACCAAGCCCGAATCTGATGCGAGATTTGCTCCAATCGACCACGATCACAACTTGGAGGAACTGGGCGGCACTGAACTTCCCGCTCTCCGTGTCGCAATGCCGGACAGTGTAAAGGCATTTTTCGGCAACGCATTTTCCTTGCAGGAAGGTCTTGAGAGCATCAAGGGCAAGTTTGAAGCAATCCCGGACATCCCGGATATGAGCGGTTATGCGCCTGCAAGCCATACACACGCTCAGAGCGATATTACGGGGCTTCCTGCGGCTCTTAACGGAAAGGCAAATGCGAATCATACCCACAGCATGGATGACGTTACAGGGCTTGCCACAGCCCTTTCCGGCAAGGCTGCATCCGGTCATACTCACAGCTATAACGACCTGTCGGACAAGCCTACAATCCCTGCCGCATACACACATCCGGCAACGCACCCTGCCAGCATGATTACGCAGGACGCAACGCACCGCTTTGTAAGCGACACGGAAAAGACCGCATGGAATGGCAAGGCCGCTGGCAATCACACGCATACACCGGCCAGCATTGGAGCGGCTGCGGCAGGCCATACGCACACTCCCGCAAGCATTGGTGCAGCTGCGGCAAATCACACGCACAGCTACAATGACCTGACAAACAAGCCGACCATTCCGGCGGCATACACTCACCCGGCAACTCATCCTGCGAGTATGATTACCGGGCTTTCTGGCGTGGCGACGAGCGGCAAATACAGCGATTTGACCGGGAAGCCTACCATTCCGACCATTCCCGCTTCCCTGCCCGCAAACGGCGGCAATGCGGATACCGTGGACAACAAGCACGCAAGCGACTTTGCGGCGGCTGACCATATCCACGGGACTACTAACGTTGGGACTGTTACAGACCTTAATGATTATACCGTTGCGGGCGCTTATTCCTTTGCTGTATCCGTTGCGCCCACGAACAGGCCGGAAGGAACGTCTAACGGCTGGCTTGTGGTCATTCCGTGGACAACTAACCCTGAAACTGGCACGGTCAAGCAGATTTGGCTTCGTCATGGTTCTATCGGGACAAACGACCATGAAATGTACGTCCGTACAAAGATTGGCGACTACGGTTGGAGCGACTGGGCGCAGGTATGGACAACGAAAGACCTTGACGTTCAGACTGCGAGCGGCGATGTCACCGAAAACTGGACGAGCGGGGACTTCGTCACAAAGATGCTGGCGCTTGAACCGGGTCTGCATACGGTCTACGCAAAGGGCGGTATGACCCGCAATCCGACTGGCAACGAAAGCTGGCGTTGTCTGATTCACAAGACTGGCTCTGTGAAATATGGCTGGGTGATTGCATTCGGCACAAGCGGCTCTTGCTATTGCGGCTACATCAACAACAACAACTGGACAGGCTGGAAATGCTTGCATGATGCAGCACCGTCCGCATTGTGGACTGGCACTTATTACATGAGTGCTAACCAGACTGTTACGCCGTCTAAGAAGCTGTCCGAATGCCGCACCGGCTGGTTGCTTGTTTGGAGCGATTATGACCCGGACACAAGCACTGCAAATGATGGTGATTTTGTTACAAGCGTAATCTACAAGCGCAAGCCCGGCGGCACGGTAAACTGGAACGGCGAGACTCATTATTTTGACGTTCCGCGCTATATCGGAAGCAACACTGCCGATGTGACTACCGAAAAGCGAATCATCAAAAGGTTATATGTATACGACAATAAACTTGTCGGGTACGATAGCAACCGCCAGTCTGACCGAAATGACGTTGTGCTTCGTGCTGTTTACGAGTTCTAACACCACAGAAAAGGCATTCACAACTCCATTGAAATGAAAAAATACAAAAAGAAAGGCTGATGTAAATGCTTCGAGGAATAGATGTTAGTAAACACCAAGGAAAAATCAGCTGGAACAAAGTGAAAGGCAACGTGGATTTTGCAATCATCCGCGCAGGATATGGCAAGTCTATCAAACAGAAAGACCCGCGCTTTGAAACCAACTACGCAGGCGCAACGGCGGCTGGAATCCCGGTTGGGGCGTATTGGTACAGTTACGCCAAAACCCCCGCAGAAGCAAAACAGGAAGCCCTTGTGTGCAAGCAGGCCATTAAGGGCAAACGTTTTGAGTATCCAGTGTACTTCGATATCGAGGACAAATCACAGTCCGGTCTTAGCAAGCAAACATTGACCGCCATTTGCAAGGCATTCTGTGAAGAGCTTGAAAAGGCCGGATATTTTGTTGGGGTTTATGCAAACACGGACTGGTTCAGGAACAAGCTTGACTATCCGGCACTTTCCAAAGCCTACACTATTTGGCTGGCCGATTATCGCACGAACTACGATAAGGAATTGAAATGCGATATGCACCAATACACAAGCAAAGGGACTGTACCGGGCATTTCTGGCCGTGTGGATATGAACACTTGCACGAGGAACTTCCCGGCGATCATGCGAAAGGCAGGGCTGAATGGATGTAAGTAAAGGGAGGGTTCGGGCGTGAATGTACCTGACTGGATATTAAAGTATTGGGTTGAGGCATTGTTCGGCACAATCATTGCCGCGCTCACAGCTCGTTATCGGAATCTTGTCAAAAAGAATAAGGCCATTGAAGATGGCGTAATTGCTTTACTTCACGACCGCCTGTATCAAGCTTGCAATCATTTCATTGCAAAAGGCTACATAGACACTTCCGGGTTAAAAAATCTGGAATATCTGTACAAGGCCTATCATGCGCTCGGCGGCAACGGTACAGGAACAGAATTGTACAACAGGGCGAAAGCCTTGCCGATTAAGGAGGATTGAACATGAATATCAACTGGGAAGTTAGACTTCGCAACAAAACGTTCTGGGTTACAGCGGGTTCTGCCGTGCTTTTGCTGGCAAAACAGATCGCGGCAAGTCGAGGCGTTGAAATCCCGGTGCAGGAAATCAGCACCCTGATAGACACCGTTCTCACAATCCTTGTGGCCGCTGGCATCATCATCGACCCGACCACTGAGGGCGTAAGCGACAGCAAGCGTGCCCTTACATACCATAATCCGCAGTCTTAACGCTTCTTAGAGCCTGTAACCCCCTGCCCTCACGGGTGGGGGGTTATTTTTTTGTGCAACATTCACACAAATTGTGTGCTATTCATATTGAGTTATCGGGGTTTTGTCAATGGACGTATCATACAAAGTGTGTTATACTAAGGCTACAAACAAACGAACAACCCACGGCGATACGCCATTAAAGGTAAAGGAGTGCTTGAATATGATTATCATTAAATCTGGCCGCAACGTTTCCATCTGCGTGAAGGATGCCGACTTCTGGAAGGGCAACAAGCGTTACTACGCAATGTTTGGCAACAGCTACTACGACCCCGAGAACGGCTTCCGCCCCTGCATGGGTGGCCCTGACGACGTTCGCCGCCGCCTGTATGACGGCTACGTCACCGAATACAACGAAGTGCTGGACGGCGCTGACGAGGCCTTTGACGGCTTGAAGAAAGCCCACGACGCTGCAATCCCCGCTTCCGTCCCCGCAACTCCCGCCGCTGTGCCGCCGGTGCAGCCCTCCGGTTCCGGTCTGGGCAACCAGTTGGAACAGATTATGCTCAAGGTCTTGGCCGAGCAGTCCGTTGATAAGGTGCTGGACATTGCGAAGCCGATTCTGGAAAAGCACATCGTTGAGACCTTTGGCGTTCTCCCTCAGATTCACGAAGTTGTCACTCCTGAAGGAAAGCGGGAAGTGAAGGGTATCACGCATGAACAGTTCGACACGGTTCTCAACCTTGTCCACGCTGACATCCCCGTGTTCCTCACCGGCCCTGCCGGTACGGGCAAGAACGTCATCTGCAAGCAGGTGGCAAAGGCCCTCGGTCTGGAATTTTACTTTTCCAATGCCGTTACTCAGGAGTACAAAATCACTGGCTTTATTGATGCGAACGGCCACTACAACGGCACTCAATTCTACGATGCTTTCACCAAAGGCGGCTTGTTCATGCTGGACGAAATGGACGCATCTGTCCCCGAAGTCTTGGTTATGTTGAACGCTGCTATCGCTAACCGGTACTTCGACTTCCCGACTGGCCGTGTGGAAGCTCACCCGGATTTCCGTCTGATTGCTGCCGGTAACACCTTCGGCACTGGCGCAGATATCGAATACACGGGCCGCTATCAGCTGGATGCCGCTTCCCTCGACCGCTTTGCAATGGTCACTATCGACTATTCTCCCGCAATCGAGAATGCCATTGCACAGGGCGACACTGACCTTGTTGGCTACATCCACGCATTCCGTTCCGCTTGCGGCAAGGCCGGTATCAAACAACTGGCAACCTACCGTGCAATCGAACGTATCAAGTCCTTGGGCGATTCTATGCCGCTGGAACAGGTCTTGCAAATCTGCCTGATTAAGGGTATGCCGAAGGACGATCTCCGGGTTGTTCTGGATTCTATGGACTTGGGTATCCGCAACAAATACTTTGCCGCTACCAAAGCCCTGATTGCATAAAAATATGCCCTATAACACAAATTGTGTTTTGTGCATTGTGTCAATGTACATATAACACAATTTGTGTTATACTAAGGGCGTGGACAACCTCCACAACTCAAACCGAAAGGGGTACTTGAACAATGGCACAGAAATACATCTGCGAAACGTTTGACAGCATCGACCGAATGCTTGCCACTATCAACTCCCGGCCTAACAACTCCGTCATGGCGAATGAGAACGATTCCCACGACGGAAGCTCCGGCTTCACCGGAACGGCAAACTACGGGGAAGCTGAAACGCTTATCAAGAACGGATGGGAGAAGCCGCTTTCCGAGTTGAGGGACGCTATGCGGGCTGCAAACGTCAAAACGAACGTTACGCACTCTAAGACCCGTCCTACGACTGGTATCGTCGGATATGTCCCCTGCGTCCCGAACGCTATCAAGGGCTTGCCCAACTCCATGATTATGACGGAGCGTACCCCGTCTAAGGTCAAGGCGGTTACTATCATCTACAATTCTTCCGCAGCCGCAAGAACCAAGACCGAAGAATTTTTCCGGTCTGGTGCATCCATGTTGAAGATTATCAACAACTTGGAGCTGTCCGGGTATCGTGTCCGCTTGGTTCTGGAATATATGTGCGCTCGGTCTGGCAATGAAGATGCGCTTGGCCGTGTGGTTCTGAAAGACTGGCGGCAGCACATCGACCTGAAAAAGCTGAGTTTCCCGCTTGCAAATTCCTCCATGCTTCGCCGGTTCGGGTTCCGCTGGTTGGAAACTCAGCCGGATATCACTGAAAGCGGTTTCAATGGCGACTATGGTACGGCTATCGGGAATGTGGACAGCTACGACAAGGTTGTAAAAGACTACCGTGCCGGTGGGGTCTTGTCCGATAACGAATACTTCATCAACATGCAGATGTGCAAGGACGAGGGGCAGGACGTGGAAAGAATTATGGCCCGTGCTGGCATGAAGATGAAAATTTGAAGGGGGTGATTGAAATGAAGAATTTCCTGTTTTACGGCTCCC